TTTTTGCACTGCGTCAAACCAAATGAAGATCGCAAGACAGGCCGTAAAGACTATCGCGGCATGCCTTGGGCCAGTTATTACATTTGTTATGAAAGCCGCATGTTAATGGATGAAAGCGGTTATCAATCGTTTCCTTATGCCGTCAGCCGCTATGTGACAGCGCCTAAAGAAATCTATGGTCGTTCGCCGGCAATGACCGTGCTGCCTGACATCAAAATGATTAACGAAATGAGCAAGACCGTTTTGCGCGCTGCTCACAAGATCGTTGATCCACCTTTGTTATTGCAAGAAGATGGCGTGCTGCAAGCATTTAATACGCGCCCTGGGGCTTTGAACTATGGCGGCGTAGATGAGCAAGGCCGTCAAGTCGTGCAGCCATTGCAAACTGGCGCACGCGTTGACATTGGTATGGATATGATGGAACAGCGCAGAAAGGTCATTAATGATGCTTTCTTGATTACTCTGTTTCAAATCCTTGTTGAATCGCCCAATATGACCGCTACAGAAGCCATGTTGCGTGCGCAAGAGAAAGGCGCGTTGCTAGCTCCAACAATGGGTCGCCAGCAATCTGAAATGCTTGGCCCAATGATTGAGCGTGAAATTGACATTTTAGCCCGTGCCGGCGTATTGCCGCCCATGCCTGAGGCATTGGTTGAACGTGGCGGAGATGTGCAAATTGAATACATTTCTCCATTGAATCGGGCGCAACGGGCAGAAGAAGGCGTTGCAATCTTGCGGACGCTTGAATCTGTAATGCCATTGGCTCAGCTCGATCCTAGCATTATGATGATCTTTAAGGCCGATGAAATTGCCCGCGAACTAAGCGAAATCAATGGCGTGCCGGCTAAGATCTTGCGTGATAAAGAAGAAGTGGCTGAAATGATGGCGCAACAGCAACAGCAAGCAGAAATGCAACAGCTATTGCAAGCCGCACCTTTGGCCGCACAATCAGCCAAAACAATGGCAGAAACAGCAGCATTAGCAGGCAACGTGCCACAATCATTGCCAATATGAACAAACTACTTCAACGATTACAACGCCGAAAGTACGCTTACCGGCGTTTGTTTTTAGGTGATGATGGGCCGTCAGCCGATGGCCAAATTATCCTGACCGATCTGGCTAAATTTTGTAAGGCGACACAATCAACTGTCGTCGTTTCCCCAATCTCGCGACAAGTCGATCCAATTGCGTCAGCTATGGCTGAAGGCAGGCGGGAAGTCTGGTTGCGGATTATGGCGCACCTTCATATCGAAGATCGCGTAATTTTTAATCTTAACGAAGAGGTGGACAATGAATGATTTTGCAGGGTCAGTAGAAGCTGGCAACCCTGGCGCTGATGCGGCAGGTGTTGGATCAGCACAATCGTTTCAACAACAAGGCAATCAAGCCTACGCACAAGAGCAGGAGTGGTACTCAGGATTACCAGAAGAAACAAGAGGCCTGGCTGAAGTAAAAGGCTGGAAATCGCCAGCTGATGCCATCCAATCTTATGCCAATCTGGAAAAAATGCTTGGTGCTGACAAGGCTGGCCGTGGTTTGGTTATGCCAAAAGAAGACGCTGATTCAACAGAATGGGGCCAGTTTTACGACAAGCTGGGACGTCCAGCATCACCGGATCAATACAATCTGCCAATTCCTGAAGGCGAATCAGGCGAATTTGCTCAGATTGCGGCCGACAAATTCCACGAACTAGGCATTACTGCCAAGCAAGCCGAAAGTCTAGCTGAATGGTGGAATAACAATGCCCAGCAAATGCAAGAGTCTCAAATGAACATGCAGGCGCAAAATGCTGAAATAGAATTACAGGCATTACAGTCTGAATGGGGCAAAGAGTACGACCAGAATATTGAAGCGGCGCGCCGCGCTACGCGTGAATTTGGTTTAAAAGAAGAGACTTTAAGTCGGGTTGAAGAAGCAATTGGCACAGGCGAAATGCTGAAATTGTTTGCTAATATCGGCAAAGGGCTTGGCGAATCGCAGTTTGTTGATGGCAGCAAGCCCAGTGGTATGGGAATGTCGCCAGAAGCGGCTCGCGCTCGCCTTGGTCAGCTAAAAGGCGACAAAGAGTGGTCTGCTAAATATCTTTCTGGAAATGCGGATGCTAAGGCTGAAATGGACCGCCTGATGCGTTTAGCCTACCCAGGATGATAGAGGTTGCAGATATACGCATAAAATGTTTACAATTAGCACATAGGCCCGACTTGCTGCCGCAGGATGTGGTAGAAAGGGCCAAGGTGTATGTAGCATTTATTCAGGGTGAGGCGAAAGCCGACAATCCAGACAAGCCAACCCGTGGCCCTGGACGACCGCCTGGAAAGACTGGCAAGTGTTAGCCGACTGTCCGGTAGAAACGGCCCCAGCGATGGACAAGCCTTTCGGTAAATGATGTTTTTTATTTAACTTTATCGGGGGACTTATTATGTCTTTCAATGTAACTACGCATTTTGTGCAGCAGTACACTACAAACGTACAATTGCTGCTCCAACAAAAAGGGTCCAAACTGCGCGATGCCGTTACTGTCGGTTCTTACACTGGTAAGGCTGCCAAAGCGATTGAGCAGGTTGGTGCTGTTAACGCGGTAAAACGCACTATCCGTCACGGCGATACTCCGTTGATCAGCACTCCTGCTGATGCTCGCTGGGTATTCCCTAATGACTATGAGTGGGCTGATCTGATCGATGATCAGGACAAACTCCGTATGTTGGTTGATCCGCAATCTTCCTATGCTCTGAACGGTGCTTATGCGCTGGGCCGTGCAATGGATGATGAGATCATTTCAGCATTTTTTGGCACTGCCAAAACTGGCGAGAATGGCGCAACCAATAGCATTTTTGATGCAACCAACCAGGTTGTTGACGAAGATGTTGGTTCAACTGGCGCAACTGGTTTGAACATTGCCAAACTGCGTGAAGCTAAGCGTATCTTGATGGCAAACGAGGTTGATATTGATAACGACCCGCTGTTTGTCATTATTACTGCACAGCAACACGATAACCTGCTCAACGAAGCGCAAGCAATCAGCCTTGACTACAACACCCGTCCGGTGCTTGTTGATGGCAAGATTACCGCTTTCATGGGCTTTAACTTCATTCACACTGAGCGTCTGCCGGTAGATAGCGATACCTACCGCCGCTGCCCTGCGTTTGCCAAGTCTGGCATGCATATGGGTATGTGGAACGACATCAACACTCAAATCTCTGATCGTGCTGACAAGGGTTATGCAACCCAGGTTTATGTCAAAGGCACTTTCGGCGCAACTCGCACCGAAGAGAAGAAAGTCGTTGAAATCAAGTGTGACGAATAAGGGGAACTATCATGGCTAATACATTTGCAACTGAAGTCTCCGGCCTGGGTACAGTACCCGAAACTAACGCTAATGGTGCTGTTCAGGGTGGACGCCTGCGCCGTTTTCGTGCCACTGTACCGTTTGCTGGTCAAGCCGATGGTGATACCGTAACTCTGGCCCGCGTGCCTGCTGGTTATGCTTTCGCCTATGGCATTGTCAACAACACTGCAACCTTTGGTGGTACTGCTACAGTGGCGATTGGTGTCGCTGGCGCAGCCGGCAAGTATCGCGCCGCAGCAAAAATCGAAACCTCAGGTCCAATCCTGTTTGGTGTCGCCGCTGCTGCTGACGATGCACCGTTGGCTGATGCTGAAACTGTAATCTTGACTGTGGATGCCGCTGCTCTTCCGACCAGCGTCAACTTCGCAGTTATTGATCTGTACTACTCAGCACCGTAACAGAAAGGGGGGCTTCGGCTCCCCGTTCTCCATAGGAGACACACATGGCTACACCACATTATTTTGGCATTGATCTTGGTTTGTCACTTGACACTATCATTGATGACGATTCAACCACTAGCAAATCAATTGAGCTGGTTGTTGAGCTAGACGACGATCCAACCCGTGAGCAGGTTATTGTTGCATTACAAAACTTGCGCGATTACATTTTGCAGGCTAATTGGCCGCCAGCATAAATGTCATCACAGGTTGAAATAGCCAACCGTGCGCTGACAAAACTGGGTGCTGCTCGCATCATTTCATTTGGTGACGACAACAAACAATCCAGATCTGTTCAGTCCATGTTTCCAATTGTGCGCGACGCTGAACTGCGGGCGCATATTTGGTCTTTTGCTGTTAAACGCGCCAGTTTGGCCGCATTAACATCAACCCCAGATTGGGGTTATTCCTTTCAATACGAATTACCATCAGACTGTTTGCGATTAATCCAGGTCAATGATTCGTTTCAAGGGCCAGACATGAGCAATTACCGTAACGCATCAACAGCTGAGTACATGTTAGAAGGCAACAAAATTCTGACAGATTATGTTGCGCCATTAAAAATCCGATACATCGCTAGGAAAGTTGACATTACGCAGTGGGACGCAACATTTGTTGAAGCATTTGCTTGCCGGCTTGCTGCTGAGATGGCTGAAGATTTAACCCAGTCAAACCAAAAAAAGGACGCAGCATGGCAAGAGTATCGACAAGCGTTAAGTGTGGCAATTCGCTCTGGCGCTGTTGAGCAACAGCCGCAAGATATGCCAGATGATTCTTGGATGTTAAGCCGAATTTAATCGAGGGCGCTATGGGTTTTAGGTTGCCGGAGTCAGACACAACCAGAATGCGTGGCGTTGTATCACGCCCTGAATCTTGTCAGCAAGTTATCGAAGGCAACAGTTATTATGCGTATTTTGCGGCTTTGCCGGCTGCTCCATTAGCTAATGCAGCGTCGTTAGAAATTGTTTTTACCACTGGCGAAACGTCAAATGCCTACCTTTGGGTTATGGCGCAATGTGGCGGTAATGGACAATTCAAGATTGCTGAAGGCGTAACTGACGTGACTGGCGGCGATTTGTTTGTGCCAATTAATCGTAACCGTCAATCAACAAAAACCAGCACTTGCGGCGTTTTGACAGGGCCAACTGCCGTTACTATAAATGGCACAATCTATCAAGAAATTATTCTTGGTGGCGCAACTGGCGTTGCTGCCGGCAATGACGTATCAAGCGAGCCGTATTTGCTAAAACGCAATACATCATACCTTTTTCGCTTAACCAATAACTCTGGGCAAGCACGAATTGCTGAAATTCAACTTCAATGGTGTGAACTGTAATGCCAAAAGCCAGCCCGATACAGACTAGTTTTAACGCAGGTGAATTTTCACCAACAATGGATGGTCGCGTTGACTTTGATCGTAAGTATCCAAGCGCGTGCCGTCAATTAATTAATTTCATTCCGTTGGTGCAAGGCCCAGCATTGCGCCGGTCAGGCACAAAATTTGTTGAAGAAGTCAAAGATTCGGATGATAGAACGTGGCTGATTCCTTTTGAATTTGCTGAAACAGACGCTTACATTCTTGAGTTTGGCGATCAATACATTCGCTTTTACACCAATTATGGCCGCGTGATACTAGGAACAACCCCTGCTGCTTGGGTAACATCTACTGCTTATGATATAGGCGATCTAGTTTCTGAAAGCGGCACAAACTATTATTGCGTTACTGCACACACATCCGGCACATTTGCGACAGATCTTTCCAATGGTAATTGGTATGCGTTAACTGGCTCTGTTTATGAAATCCCAACGCCATATACCATTGCGTCTATGGTGTCGGCTTCAGGCTCGTTACGTTTGCGTACAGTGCAGTCTGGCGACGTTATTTACATTGTTCACCCCGACTATGCTCCACGAAAACTGTCACGTTTTGCGCCAACAACGTGGACATTAACAGAAGTAGATTTTCGCGGCGGCCCATTTCTAGACGTTGATCCAGATGAAACCACGACAGTTACGGCTTCAGGAACGACCGGATCTATTACGTTAACGGCTTCGGCTGCATTATTTTCCGCTTCAGACGTAGGCAGTTTGTTTTTTATTGAAGAAAAAGATTTAAGTTACATTAAACCATGGGCGTCAGGTCAAGAATTATCTAGGGGCACGACATCAGCTGCCGGCCCTAACGTATTAAATACCTTGCGGCGATCTGATGGTAAGACGTACAAATGCGTAACGAGCGCAGCAGCCCCAGCGACAACACCAGAAAGCGTTATACGCACTGGCGGAGACAGACCAATTCATACCAATGGCGTAGCGGCTGACGGCGACGGTGAACAAAAATACCCTGTTGCGTCAAACCCACGCGTGTTTCGTGAAGGTGTTGATTGGGAATTTCAAGATCCAGGTTACGGCATTGTTAAAATTACAGGCTTTACCAGCTCAACATCCGTCACTGCCACAGTAGTTTCTTCCAAATTACCAGACGGCGTTACGGCCGTAGCAACAACACGGTGGGCTTTTTCGCGATGGTCGTCAACGCGTGGATGGCCAAATAACGTAGCTTTTTTCCGAGAAAGACTTGTGTTTTCAACAGGGCAAATTCTTAACTTTTCTGTTAGTGGGGATTTTGAAAACTTTAGCGCTAAAAACGAATCAGGTGAAATTGCGGCAGATCAAGCCATCACAATTGAGATTGCATCCGATACCGTAAATGACGTGCAATGGCTAATGCCGTCAGATGGTTTATTAATCGGAACTGCTGGCGGTGAATTTTTATGTAAAGAATTGACAACTGATGAAGTGTTTGGCCCTGGCAACGTCAAAATTGCACAACAATCAACCTATGGATCGCGCAATGTTTTGCCGGTTCAGGTTGGCGAAACGATTATTTTTGTGCAGCGCGCTGGCCGAAAACTGCGTGAATTGCAATACGATTTTTCCAGTGACGGGTATAAATCGTCAGATTTGAACGTATTAGCTGAACACATCACAAGTGGCGGATTAATAGATATTGTCTATCAACAAGAGCCGCATTCGATTATCTGGGCTGCGCGTGCTGATGGCACGTTGCTAGGTTTCACCTTTAACCGCGAGCAGGATGTGCTAGGTTGGCACAGACATCCGCTGGGCGGCGAAGGCATTGTTGAGTGCATGGAAACAATCCCAAGTCCTGCCAATGGTCAAGATGATCTTTGGATGATTGTCAAAAGAACAATTGACGGTCAAACCAAGCGCTATATTGAATATTTAATGCCAGATTTTACTAACGAATCAGATATTGTTGATGCTTTTTTTGTTGATTGCGGCTTAACCTATGATGGATCGCCTGCAACAACAATTAGCGGATTAGGTCACTTAGAGGGGGAAGAAGTGGATGTTTTGGTTGATGGCGCAACACACCCGCGTAGAACGGTTGAAAGCGGAGAAATAGAGCTTCAGCGCGAAGGCAGCAAAGTGCATATTGGATTCCCTTACAATTCACTGTTGCAGACTATGAGGCTTGAAGCTGGCGCTGCTGACGGCACGGCACAGGGTAAGACCAAACGCATCACCAAGGCCGTTATACGCTTTCTGGCAACGGTTGGCGCGCGCGCCGGTGCTGACCCCAGTCAGTTAGATGAAATTCAATTTCGCAGTCCATCAAACCCAATGGATCAAGCCGTACCGCCTTTTACAGGCGACAAGCTAATTGAATGGCCAGGCAGTTATGATTTTGACGGGTATATTTACATTAGCCAGCCGCAAGCATTGCCAATGACTATTGTGTCAATCATGCCGCAAGTACATACTCAAGACCGATGATCATTGTGCCATTTCAGCCAGAGCATTTAGAATTTCTAATATTGCAACCGTCGCAGGCGCACTTTTCTACTCTTTTTGACAAAGAATATGGCCCTGCTTTAGCTCAAGCCGGCCCTTGTTTTACGGCAATTGAAGGCAATGAAGTAATTGGCTGTTCAGGAGTGGTCAAACAATGGGATAATCGCGCTACGGCATGGGCGTTAATTTCAGCCAATGCCGGCAAAAACTTTGTGCGGATTCATAAAGCCGTAAAGCGGTTTTTGGAAACGACAGACTTTAAGCGGGTTGAGGCTTATGTTGATGCAAATTTTGAAGCTGGCCACCGCTGGATTACAATGTTGGGATTCGAGCGCGAAGGCTATATGCGCGCGTTTTCTCCATTAGGCGATGATGCCGTGCTTTACGCGAGGATTAAATAATGGACCCAATTTCAGCATTTATGGCAGCGTCGTTATCGACGAAAGCAATGGTTGTTGGTACAGGCCTTGCGGCTGTTGGCGCAATTCAAGGCGGCCAAGCGGCAAAGGCGCAAGCAGAAGCCCAAGCCAAAGCCTCTGAATACAATGCCAGTCTTACAAAAATTCAAGCCGATGTTGCACGGCAACAAGCCGGCGCACGGGAAGAGCAACAGCGCCGTGGTGCTCGACAAGTTATGGGCAGACAACGCGCAGCTATTGCGCAATCTGGCGTAGGTTTTATTGGATCTGCGCTAGATATTTCAGAGCAATCAGCCGCCAATGCTGAATTAGACGCTTTGACAACGCGTTATCAAGGCGAATTAGCCGCACGCGGGTTATTGGCACAAGCTGAGGGTGATCTATACGGGGCGAAAGTGCAACGCGTAGCAGGCAAACAGGCGCAAACCGCTGGCTATTTACAGGCCGGCAGCTCTTTATTGACGGGCTATGGCAAGTATAAAGAGGAATAATTGTGGCTAAAATTCCAGTTTACGAAGAGCGTCAACAAGTTGGTGGTGGGTTTCAGCCTGGCAGACTATCTGTTCCTGATGCCAATTTAGGCGCTGTTCCACGCGCATTGCAGCAAGCCGGCGGTGCTGTTTTTGATTATGGCTTGGAAATGGCCAAAGCCGAAACAGAAAAAGTAATGTCCGATGCTACTTTGCATTGGGAGCAATATTTACCACAAGCAAAAAGCGCTGCGCAACCTGGCGCAAAAGACTTTGTGCCAACAATTCAAAGTGAATTTGATTCATGGTCAGAGCAGACGCTTAAAGGTATTTCCGATGGCGCCGTGCGCAATCAAACGGCCAAACAAATATTGCGTTTGCGCGACAATGTATTGTCAGATTCTATTCGTTTTCAGTCAGACCAAGGCAGAACCTATCGATACGATCTGGCAGTACAATCAAATCAATCTATTGCAAGCGCAATTAATCTTAACCCTAGTTTGTTTGATGAATTAACAGCTGCGCGCATAGAAGCCATTGACGCAATGTTTTTGGAGCCAGACAAAAAACAAACGCTAAAAAATCAATTGTTGCAACAAAACGCTGATGCTGCGCTGCGCAAAATTATTGAAACAGATCCAATGGGCTTTTTAAACGAAGTTCGACAATCAAGCGCAAGCGTTCCATTTACAGATGTAGCGCGTTTGTATCCGATAGTCGCAAAACACGAAAGCCAGTTTGATCCAAATGCGATAAGTCCTGTCGGTGCTGTTGGGTATATGCAAGTTATGCCAAACACAGCGCGTAATCCTGGATATGGCGTGCCAGATATTTTTGAAATGGCGCGTGCGATGGACATTTCTTTTGGCGACCGCACTGACGCAGAAATAAAACGGTTATTGCAAATTCAAGAATTAAATCAAGCATTTGGTGAAAAATATCTAAATGCTATGTTAAACAATTACGACAACAATCTGGTTTATGCGTTATCTGCATACAACTGGGGGCCAGGCGCTACAAACAGATGGATTGCTGATGGCGCAAAGCCTGAATCATTGCCAAATGAAACGCGTACTTACGTTAAAAAAATTACTAAAGACCTTGGTCATCCTGGATTTGCAGCGCAAGATGGCACGTTTAGCGGCAATAAATATCTTGATTTGTTGCCGGTTGATAAGCGCAAAAGTTACATTAGCGCAGCTAACAGCGCGGTTAATCAGCATCAATCATTGTATCGCGGCCAGATAAATAGTCGAATGAAGAATGATAGCGTTATGGCTGCTGATGGCATTGTGTCGCCAAATCCCGTTACTGAAACAGAGTTTATGGCGGCTTATGGCTCAGATGGCCAACAAATGTACAGTGATTATGTTGCAGAGCAACAAATGGCACAAACAATTGCTGAATGGTCAGATACGCCGGCTTCAAACATTTTGAATCAAATTATTCGTCCAGAGCCAGGGTCAGATTATTCGTTTCAAAAAGACATACAACGCAAGCAAATTGCTGCGGCGCAAAACATTATGCGTATGCGTGAAGATGACGCGGCAATGTATGTGTTGAACAATAGCCAATCTGTTGCAAGCGCTTACCAAGAATATGACGCCATTGATCCATTTGATGCGTCATTGATGCCGGCAGAACGTGATTTGTTGATAAAGCAAAAACAAGCGGCTGCTGAAGTATATGCCAATGCAATTTTGCAAGAACAAGACAGGCTGGGCATTCAGAATCAAGGCATTTTGACAAAGCCCGTATTAGACGAGTTAGCACGTCAGTATTTAAAAACACCGCAAGGTGAGCCAACCGCAGAAAACGTGCAAATGATGTCAAGCATGTGGGGCAACGCATGGCCAAGCGTTTACCAACAATTAATTGCAGAAGGCGCAATGCCGCCAGCTGCCATTGTTATTGGATCTGGATTAGGTGATAGAGAAGCTGTTGACGTAGTAGACGCGTCCCGTCGCACAGTTGACGAATGGCTAATTAACAAAGAGCCTAAAGTTAAAAGCGATTTGCGCCTTGATGTTATTGATGAATTAGACCCGTTGATGAAAACCTTAATTGGATCAGATGGCCAGCCACGCATGGCGGGTGGATTTGAAGCCTATGAGGTGCGATTAAATACAGCCAATCAATTAGCGGCCATGTATGTGGCGCAAGGCGAATCAGTTACAAAAGCGGCACGGCGCGCATCGGCTATTGTCGGGCTAGATAAGTACCACTTTAATGAGTCTTATCGCGTGCCAATCGAAGAAGATATGAATGCGGTGCGTTATGGCACGGCCATAGCATTGCGCGAACTGCAACCTGAAGATCTGTTCCCTTCTATGGCAGACTTGGCTATGGAGCAAACGCAAGCAGAGCAATTGCGTGAATTGCGTCGCAATGGATATTGGGTAACAGACGAATCTGAAACAGGCCTGTATCTGTACTCACCAAATACGCGCAGCGCGGTGCTGGACAACAAAGGCCGGCCAATTCGTTTTACCTGGGATCAATTGACAAGCTATGGCTATGAGCGTACGCGGGAAATTGAACAGGGCATGATGATTGCACCATAAAGGGTAAAAATGACCATATACACAGTTGAGCCACGCAAAAGATTTAACACAGATCTTGCTGAATACAATACATCGTTATTGCGCAGTTCCGGCGCTACAGCGTCAATGGCTTTTACTGAATCACCAATGCGTGCTGTCACAAACGCGTTGCGTCTTGCTGAATTAAATGCTCCACCTACCCCAGAAGATCGTGAAGTCACGCCCGAAGAGCTTATTTCTGGCGTAGAGCGTCCACGCGTTCCAGAAAAACAATTAGTCCCTGCTGACATTGCAAAAACCCGCGTTCAAGAATTAAACCTTGATTTGGAAATTCCTGAATCGGGAATGTACCAAGAAGCATTAGATTTTCTGATTGAACTGAAGCAAGAAGAAAATTTGCGTCGCAGCGTTATTGAGCGCGGCCCTGAAGGCGTATTTGCTGGCGGTGTTCGGTTTACAGCTGCGCTGGGTGGCTCAATGCTTGATCCTATCAACGTCGGTAGCGCATTTATTCCAGTTGTTGGACAAGCGCGTTATACCAGTATGTTGGCGCAAGCGGGTACGACTGCTGGGCGTGCCGGTGTGCGTGCGCGGGTTGGTGCGCAAGAGGGTTTATTTGGCGCAATGCTGGTTGAACCCTTGTCGTATGTACCGTTGCAATATACGCAAGCCGATTATGACATGGTTGATTCTGCCCTGAATATTGGCCTTGGCTCTGTTTTGGGTGGCGGTTTGCATGTTGTTGGCGGCACGGCTGGCGACTTTTACCGTTCCTGGCGCAACATGCCTGACCCGTACCAGCGCTATAAAGATCTGAATTATCGGGAAATTGAGCAAGTTCGTGAAATCAGCAACACGCTGAGGCGCGGCATTCGTTCGCCCGAAGAGCTGAAAATCATCCTGTCAAGCTATTCGCCAAAGGTATTGCGCGCATCTGGGCTAATTGAAGAGCCACGCCCTGATATACAGGCTGAGGAAGTCTCTGCTGCGCCTGGTAGTATTTTTGGCGCTGACACCGAGGTCACTATAGGCACGGCCAAAGTCCCGTCACAATGGGCCGTGGTCGATCTAGTGGATGTTGAAGCCACAATGTCACGCGCTGACAACCAATGGCGCGACAGAACACGTCAAGCATCTGCGTCACAAATTCGTGCAATTGCTGCTGAGCCGGATTATGACCAGCTGCAATGGTCGCCAATTATGGATTTTGGCGCGCCTACCCTGTCTGTTGATGGGCTTGTTATTGGCGGTAATGGCCGGATTATGGGCTTGTCTGAAGCCTATAACAAAAACACGGCTGGAAATTATCGCAGTCGCATGCTGAATAAGCTGGAAGATTTTGGCATTGATCCAGAATCAATCGTCAACATGCAAAAACCGATGATGGTGCGCGTGCTGAAAAACCGCGTGGACGTTAAAAAAGCCGCCATTATTTCCAACGAGGGTGGCTCTGCGCGTATGTCTGCGCTGGAACAAGCTGCTGTTGATAGCGAGCGCATGGGTGATTTTCGTCAGTTTGACGTACCCGAATCTGGCGATATGAACACTGCCGGCAATCGTGAGGCGATTCGTCGCTGGGTTGGCCAATTCCCTGTCAATCAACAACCTGCCCTGCTAACGGCCGAAGGCTATCTGTCAAAAGAAGGCGTGCTGCGTTTGCGCAATGCAATCCTGTACCGTGCTTATGGCGATTCCCCGATCTTGAAACGCCTGGTTGAATCAACCGATCCTGAATCTGCCAATGTATCTACGGCGCTAATGCGTTCTGCCGGCACAATCGCTGAAGCCAAAGCGCGTATTGAAGCTGGCGATTTGTACGATATTGACATTGCCAATGACATTGAAGCGGCCGTGACCAAGCTGTCAGAGCTGCGCAGGAAAGGTCAGAATTACGACGATTTTATTGCGCAAGGTGACATGCTGGGCGTGACGCTGACGCCAGAACAAATGCGCTTGTTGGAATTTTTGGACAAGAATATCCGGTCGTCACGCGCAATGACCAATCTGTTCAACGAGTATTACGCGGCGTTAGAGCGTGCCGGCAATCCTAAGCAAGCCGATATTTTTGGCGCTGACGTGCCAAGCAAAGCGGATTTGATTGACGAGGCAATCCAGGCTGCTGAAAGCGATGGCGCTGCTGCATCACGCGTTGCCAAGGTATCGCCAGAAACCCGTGAGCTGGCATTACGCACGTCTGTTGGCCAGCTGGCAGAAGGACGCCAAGTTGAAATTGAGCCAATTATTGAAGCTGATCCAGTCTTTAATACGGCGACGCCAGAAAGCATACAGGCTGCTGCGCGTGCTGAGCAACAACCTGAAGCATTGATTTCAAGCGATCCAGATGCGTCTGCAAAGGCCGATATGTTCAAGCCTATGGATGACGTTGACCAGGCATTGATGGATGCTGAGGCGCAAGCTGCTGAAGCCGTAGCGCGTGGTGATGAGGCTTATCGGTATTCTCGTGGAGCGCCAGAAGAAATTAGCAAACCTGAATTTTATTCTGCTCTGGAAAATGCGCTTGATGCAGTGCAACAGCCCAAGGGTACGAGCGATCAAATGCTTGGCATTTTGAAAAACATGCCTGGCGTCAAACAAGAAGAGATTGAATGGACTGGCCTTGATGATTTTCTGAAAGGCAAAAAGTCTGTAACCAAAGAAGAAATCCAAGATTACCTGATGGAAAACCGCGTGCAAATACGCGAGGTCCAATTAGGCGGCGAATTGCCGGCTGGATGGTCTGTTCAGCAAAATGAAATGACAGGCCTTTTTGACGCTATAGATCCAGAAGGCAACGTCATGGGCGTTGGAGAAAGCAGGGCTTTGGCCATCGCTGATGCTTTTGGTGAAATTTCTGGATTAGCTCAAACTCAATTTGCAGCATTTACGATGGCGGGTGGCAAAAATTATCGAGAAGTATTGCTGACGTTGCCACAAAAAGATGCCAATGCGGTCAAGGCTGCTGAAAAAAATTACCAAATGCTTCAAATGCAATTTGCTGATTTAATGGCAGAATGGAAAAATTTAAGCGAACAATTGCCACCAGGCGATCCAAGAACATTAGAAACTTATCAACAATTAAATGAAACAAGGCAATTGCGAGACAAGGCTCTTGCAGACTGGACAGAATTGCGCAAAGCAAAAGAATCTAAAGTTTTTGTATCTTCGCATTTTGACGAGCCAAACATTCTTGCCCATGTGCGCATGAATGACCGCCTTGTTGACGGAAAAAAAGCGCTTTTTCTTGAAGAAGTGCAATCTGATTGGCATCAGGCTGGAAGAAAACGCGGATATGGAGATCAAGAGCCATGGGTTGTTTATTCTCAAGATACAAATGAAGTGTTGTCGCGACATATTGCTCAAGAAGAAGCCTTACAATCAATGGATCAATTGATTGATCAAGGAGCTGTCCGTCTTGATATAAGAATAGACTCAAAATCTGATGTTGTGCCAGATGCGCCATTCAAAACAACCTGGCACGAATTAGCGTTGCGCCGCGTATTGCTGGAAGCCGTAGAAAAGGGCTATGACAAGGTTGCTTTTACAACCGGCAAAATACAGGCTGAACGGTATGACCTAAGCAAACAAGTTGATTCTATTGCTTATATGCCGGACGGACAGGGAACATACAAAATAACTGCATACAAAAATGGCGAAGTTGTTGTCACACAAAACAACAAAACACCAGAGCAGCTTGAAGATATTGTTGGCAAAGAAATAGCTCAAAAAATATCTCAAGGTGAAGGAAAAACGCCAGAAAGTAATTGGGCAAAAAATCGCGGCGTTATGGAATTAAGCGGTCAAGATTTGCAAATAGGCGGCCAAGGCATGAAAGGTTTTTACGACCAAATTCTGCCAAAATCACTTAACAAGCTGGGCAAAAAGTTTGGCGCAAAAGTCGAAAAAGGACTGACAGACACAATCCAAGAAGTTTGGGCAATGGATATTACGCCTAAGATGCGCGAGGCTATTTTCGAGCAAGGATTACCATTATTTTCACGCGGCCCTGATGGCGCAATAAATCTTGCCACCAAAGCTGAAATGGTGACAAATTATGTGCGTCAATCCTTTGGCGCATCCACAGAAGCATTGCTAGACGCTGCGCGCATTAGCATTATTGAAACGCCAGATCAATTACCAGCGCGACGTGACGGTATGCCGCACCCAGAAGATGTGCATGGCATGACCACGAATGACGGCACGGTTTACATTGTTGCCAATAATATTCGTCCAGATGAAGTCCGTGGCTTGGTGCTGCACGAAATTGGTGAGCACGTTGGCATGGAGCAAATGCTGGGAGCAGACCTTTACCGCGATTTGTTAAATCAAGTTCAAGCCGGCATTGCCAGTGGCAAAAAAGAATTTGTAAATGCTGCTATGCGCGTGCCAGATGATACGCCATTACAGCATGTTGCCTCTGAACAATTAGCCTACTTAATTCAAAATTCGCCAGAATTGGGGATTGTAAAGCGGATTATTGCGGCCATTCGCGCCTGGGCTTATCGCACGTTTGACTTTGTGCGCGACCGCATCGAATTGTCTGAAGCCGATATACAGGCATTGGCAATCTCGTCATTGCATGGTGTAGCGCGCAGAGCGCGTCAAGCTGAGCCCAGCATGAGCCGCATGGTTGATGTTAATGACCCCAGTACAACCTATTCCCGTGGCACAGATCAGGCTGACAGTTTCAATTCTGAAATGCGCATGTTTGATGAAGCCATTGAACGTGCTGAAGAATATGGCAATGCCATTCGCGCCGTTGCTGACCGTTTTGAAGATGACGTTATTGCCCGTGACATTATCCGTTCAAAGGGCGATTTTACCGAGCAGGAGATTACTGACCTGCTGGATGAATTGCGTCGCAAAAATAACCAAGTACGCGCCAAATTGCGCAAGGCAAAAGAGTATGCCAGTGCCGAAGATGTGGCAGCTGAAATGCAATCGGAAGTTATGCAAGCGGCTAATGAGCTTGCCAATGACATTATGCAAGCGGTCAAAATTGAAAAACGCAATGCAGCATTAAACCTGGCAATTGAGAAACGGGCGTTTTCATTCGTGATGAATGAATTTAAAGGCATGGAAGGCGAAGGATTAAAAGCCTGGATTGCTGGCTCGCAAATGCGCAAAACCGGTGCGCGCGATTCTATTGAAACCCAGCAAAAGCAAGCATTGGGCGATTTCTTGGGCGGCGTCATTTATGACATGGAAAAGGCTGGCGTTTGGAGCATGTTCATTTCTGACACAATGGGGCGCGACGTTTCCCGTGCGCTGTTTAACCTGGATCGTCCAGAGGGATCGATGGCCGGCATTCCCAAAGAAGCCGTCACAATGGCGCAGATTATTCGCAAATACCAAGAATCAGCGCGCTCACAGATGAATCGTCATGGCGCATGGGTTGGCAAAATACCTGGCTATATTACGCGGCAAACGCACGATCCTTTTCGCGTGCGAGCAGTGTCTTATGAAGAATGGCGCGATTTTGTCTTGCCACGTCTGGATATGGAAACAACCTTTACCCAGCGCGGCGTGACTGACATTGATCTAAGCCTAAAGACAATGTATGACAATTTCTCGTCTGGCCTGCACAGGCAGTTTGATCCAGATGAAGCATTGCAAACGGCGTTCCGTGGTCAAGGGCGCTCTATTGCCAAAAAGGCGTCACAATCTCGTACCTTGCATTTTAAGGATGGCGATGCTTGGTTTGAATACAACGAACGATTTGGCACGGCAAAATTTGCTGATGCGATCTTTGGCGGACTTGAAGCGGCGGCTAGAAATATCGGCCTGATGAAGAAACTAGGTACAAACCCGCAAGCCATGTTAATGAAAGTCATGGATCAGGTTGAAGATGCGCTGCGCACCAATGGGCCAGAGCGCATAAAATTCCACGAACAAAGGCAAGCAATTCAAGATCTGCTGGCTTTGGTCGATGGCTCTGCCAATATCCCTGGCAATCACTTGGCCGCCAGAATTGGCTCCAATATCCGATCAGTGCAAAGCATGTCCAAGCTGGGTGGCGCGGTAATATCATCAATCTCTGATATACCCGTCTATGCGGCTGAGGCGAAGTTTCAAGGTCGGAGTTTCCTTGGCGGCATTACCGACGCAATTGGTGGGTTGGTGCAAGGCCGTGGCAGCATGGAACAGAAAGCCATTATGAATAATCTAGGCGTCTTTTTTGAAGGCATGCGCAATGGCGTGCTACGGCGTTTTGACGTGGAAAGCAATCTGGGCGGCACGATGTCCAGTTTGCAGACCAAATTCTTCAAATGGAGCGCCTTGACCTGGTGGACTGAGGTGCTGCAAAAGTCTGCTGCATTGTCGCTATCTGCCGATCTTGCCTCAATGCGTGGCCAATCCTTTACCAAGATGCGGCCAGAGATGCAAAACATGCTGCGTCTTTACAATCTGGATGGGGCGCGCTGGGATCTGATTCGCCAAAGCGCGACGCGTGAAGCAGATGGCCGCGTTTACCTGACGCCAGAAGGCTTTAATACAATACCCAGAGCGTCAATTGAAAGTTATCTGCGTGGCCAGAATCGCCAGATTAATGATGCGGCTATAGCCAATGTTGTTGCGGATTTACAATCCAATTTTCGTGCAATGTTTGCAGATCGGGCAGAGCATGCCGTTATTGAGCCTGACGCCAGAACCCGCCAATTTTTGCTGCGCGGCACAAAACCAGGTACAGTCTGGGGCGAGACTGCCAGATTTATTGCCCAATTTAAGTCATTTCCCGTTGCTCTTTTACAGCGTGCGTTTGGCCGTGAAATCTATGGCAAGGGCTATAACAGCGTTGGCGATTTCCTGAAAAATGGCAAAGGTGACATTCTGGGCGTGGTTAACCTGATGCTCTGGATGACACTGTTTGGCTATGCAGCTATGTCAATCAAGGATATGTTGCGAGGCAAAACCCCGCGAGATCCGTCCGCACCGTCAACTTGGGTAGCCGCAATGCTGCAAGGTGGCGCATGGGGCTTGTATGGCGACTTCTTGTTTGGCGACATGAAAAACCGTTTTGGCGGCGGATTGCTGTCAACCATAGCTGGCCCGACCTTTGGCGCTGTAGAAGATCTTGCTAATATTTGGGGCCGGTTGCGTGATGGCGAAGATGCGTCCGCGTCCACATTTCGGTTTGCTTTAGCCAATACTCCGTTTGCTAATATGTTTTATACCCGTATAGCATTAGATTATTTGTTTATTTATCGTATTCAGGAATGGATGAATCCTGGATATTTGCGTAGAATGGAGCGCAGAATTGAACAACAAAACGCTCAACAGTTTATGATTCGACCCAGTGAGGTTATCCGATGACAGTAGCCAGTTCAACATCAAGAGTCTCTTATAGCGGAAATGGCTCTACTACCGCTTTTTCTGTGCCGTTTTATTTTTTAGAAAATGCGCATTTACGGGTTATTTTGCGATCTTCTACTGGCGTTGAGACTGTTCAAGTAATTACAAGCGATTACACCGTTTCTGGGGAAGGAAGCCCATCTGGCGGAACAATTACAATGCTTGTGGCTCCGGCTTTGGGAGAAACTATTGTTATTGTCCGAAACGTGCCAAGGACGCAAGAGACAGATTATACCGCTAACGATCCATTTCCTGCCGATTCGCACGAACGAGCGTTAGACAAGTTAACAATGGTTACGCAACAAATGCAGGAAGAACTTGACAGATCTGCAAAATTGCCCGTGACTAGCTCTGAAGATGCTGCTGCGCTTGTTGATGACATTATTCTGATTGCTGATAACGTAAATAATTTAGACACTGTTGCGACAAATATTACCAATGTTAATACGGTGGCCGGAATATCTGCTAATGTCACAACCGTTGCCGGTATATCGGGCAATGTGACTACAGTTGCTGGAATTAGCGCAAATGTTACTTCTGTTGCAGGAAATGCAACCAACATCAATACGGTTGCCACAAACATTTCTGATGTTTCCGCAGTCGCCGCAATTGACTCTGATGTTTCTGCGGTTGCAGCAATTGATTCCGACGTAACAATCGTTGCAGCCGACGGTACAGACATTGGTACTGTGGCCGGTATTTCAGCGAATGTGACGACTGTTGCCGGTATTGCCGCAAATGTCACCACTGTTGCAGGTATTTCTGCTGATGTCACTACCGTGGCCGGCATTGATTCGGAAGTCACGGCTGTCGCGGGCAATGAAACAAACATTGACGCTGTTGCAACGAATCTTACTGAAGTTGTAGCTGTAGGTGCT